CGCCATCACCGTAGCCCTCTACGGGCTCGAAACCTGCGAACCGGTCGAACCGGAACACAGCGCATACGAGGAATACGACCTCCTCACCTTCTGACGAAAGGAACCAGCATGCTTTCACGCCACCCGTTGCGCAGGTCCATCGGACGACGCATCGTCGCCCGCATCGACACCGTCACCTGGCGAGGCCGGCTCGCCGCATACTCATGCGGATGGCTGGAACTCAAGGACGCCAGCGTAATGGATCCGGTCACCGGCGCCACCGGCGCCGACGGCCTGATCCTCCTGCCCGAAACACGCATCGACTTCATCCAAATCGCACCGGAGGCCGACTGATGGCGGGACTCTACTTCGAACACAACGGGCTGCTCAACGACTGGACGGCCGCCAACAACATCGAAGTCGTCGACGCCGGCCAGCCACTCCTCTCCTACGACGCGGAACCCGACGGGCACGGCGTGAAAAGCCACCCATTGCGCGAGGTCACCGACTTCATCGCACGCATGATCAGCAGCCTGCCCCTCAAGGTCTACAAACGCGAACCGGACGGCAGCCGAATCCGGGTACGCGAGGGGCCATTGGCCGCACTCGTAGCCAACCCGAGCGGCAATCCGGCGATACCACCCAGCGCATTCTGGTACGCGCTCATCCAGGACGGACTGCTGGCGGACCGATACCTGGCCATCATCGACCAGACCAATAATGGCCTGCGACTGAAACGCATTCCCACCCGCCGATGGAAACCAACCGTCGACGATTTCGACGAGCCCACCGGCGCAAAAGTGTGGATAGACCCCACCAACCCCACGAAATTCGACATCCGCACGGACGGCATCATCATGAACGTGGGCTACGCCTTCGCCAGCGGCAAGGGAGAACCCAAGCGCCACCGGCTACGGGAAATCCTCGATGAATATGACGCCAGCCTGAAATACCGAGCCGAAGTCAACCAGCACGGCATCCGAAGCCCCATCGTCATCGAACGCGACAAACCATGGCCCAATGGCGACGCCCGCGAACGCTTCCAACGCGGCATGAAAGCATTCACCGGCGGCGGCAGCGGAGCCGGGGGCGGAATGCTCCTGGATGACGGCATGAAGGCCACCACGCTCAACGGCTTCAAACCCATCGACGTGGACGACCTCAACGCCCGCGACAAGGTCAAGATCGACGTGGCCAACGCCTACGGCATCCCACCCGAAATCATCGGCATCAGGGAAGGCAACTTCAGCAACCTCGCCGCGTTCAAACAGATGCTGTACGGCACCTACCTGGATCCGTACATCGTGCAATTCGAACAGACGCTGAACCTGTGCCTGCGCGACCGATTGCAGACCTACGACAAGGGCCTCTACCTCGAATTCGACCGCGACGCCCAACTACGAGGCGACCCCGAAGCCCAGTACAAGGCACTCGTCACCGCCACAGGCCGACCTATCTTCACCACCAACGAAGCCCGCGAACTCCTCAACAAGCGAAAACTCAAGGAAGGCAACGGACTCGTCACCCCGCTCAACGTGCTCATCGGAGGTCAGACCAGCCCCAACGACGGGCAAACCGAAAGCAGAGGCAACGCCCAACTGCCCGATAACGCAGAGGAAGGTGACGGCTCATGATTCATGTGGTAGTAGGCCCGCCCGCATCGGGCAAGTCCACCTACGTGGACGAGCATGCGGCCGAAAACGAGGTGAAGGTCGATTTCGACCGGATCGCCCAGGCGTTCGGCAGCGGCATCCCGCACGGATCCGTCGAACCGTTCCGCACGGTCGCGTTCGCCGCAAGGTCGGCGGCCATCCGCCGGATCCTCGATGAGAATATCGACGCGTGGATCATCCACAGCCGCCCTTCCGTCGAGCAGGTCGAAGCGTACGAGCGGGCCGATGCCGAATTCATCCTCGTCGACCCCGGCATCGACCAATGCCTCGAACAGGCTGCCGACGACGATCGGCCGGAAGGCACAGAGCAGGCCATTCGCGACTGGTACGACGATCCACCGAACCTGCCAACCGGAAAAACCAGCACACGCAACACAAGGAGAACCGCATGATGCTCACCAAAACCATACGCACGCCGGTCAAGGCCCGCACCAACGAGGACGGCGAACCAACCGGATTCACCGGATACGCCGCCGTGTTCGACAACATCGACCTCGGCGGCGACAAGATCATCAAAGGAGCCTTCGCCCAGACCCTCGCCAGCCGATACCCGGATCATGGCGCCGGAATCCCCGTCTACTGGAACCACGACACCGACGACCCGTTCAAGAACCTCGGCCTGACCACCAGCGCCATCGAGGACGAACACGGCCTCAAGGTCGAAGGTGACATCGACACCGGCACCGAGCTCGGCAAGCAGGTCGCCAAACTCCTCAAGGAGAACCGCGTCAGCCAGATGAGCTTCGCGTACAACGTCGAAGCAGGCGCATGGGTGGACGGGCAGAAAAACGACGACGGCACCTTCACGCCCGGCTACTACGAGCTGCGTCAACTTGACCTCTTCGAAGTCTCCATCTGCCCGATCGGCATGAACCAGGCAACCGAAGTCAGCGCCAAGAAGGCACTGCTCGGCCTCGACCCCGACCAGCAGCCCCACGACGAGCCTTCCACCCCATCTACCCCGCGCCTGACCGACGGCATCCGCCGCCTGCGCCTCCTCAACATCCAATAACCAACCAACCTCGAAAGGAACCCTGATGCAACTCAAGCAGGAAATCACAAAAATGAAAGCCGCCGCAAAGGCCATCATCGACAAGGCCAAGAACGAAGGCCGAGACCTCACCGCCGACGAACAGAAGGACTTCGACGACTGCTGCACCAAGGCCGAAGCCCTCCAGCAGATTCTGGACAACGCGGAATCCAACACCAAGCGCCTCGACGGCATCCTCGCCGGCGACACCACGGGCCTCGGCGAAGCCGAAAAGAACGAGGACAATCTCGAAGGCCGTGACCTCGGCCAGCGATTCGTCAGCGGCCTCGCCTACAAGGCCTGGCACAAGACCGCCGACACGCTCGGCACCGGCGGCGCCATCCGCATCGACAAGACCCGCATCGGCACCATGGACGACTACTTCCAGGCCAAGGCCGGCAACGCCATCGGCACGCCCATCGCCCACCTGCAGCCCACGCGCATGCCAGCGGTCGACCTGGTCAACCGTCCCGCCATCACCCTGCTCGACCTCATCAGCCGAGGCAGCACCAAAGGCGACTTCGAATACCTGCAGATCCTGAGCGTCACCCGCAACACCAGCATCATCCCCGAAAACACCGGTGACGAGGCCACCGACACGCAGAAGCCCCAGTCCACGTTCTCCACCGCGCTCGCCGACGCGAAGGTCTACGGCTACGCGGACGGCTACACCGTCACCAACCAGCTGCTCGAAGACGACTCCGCCATGGCCAGCTTCCTGCAGAACGAATTCGACTACAGCTTCCAGCTCAAGCTCGCCGACATGCTCCTCAACGGCACCGGCACCAACGGCCAGCCCAAGGGCCTGCTCAACACCACCGGCGTGCAGGCGGGGAACTGGACCAAGGCCGACGACGAGGCGCGCAACCTCGTGGTCGCCATCCGCCAGTCCCTGACCAAGCTGCGCGCCGTAGGCGCCACCGCGTCCGCGATCCTCGTCAACCCCGAAGACGCCGAGAAGATCGACCTCATGACCGACGTCAACAAGCGATTCATGGGCAACGGCCCCTTCGGCACCGGACCCACCACCGTATGGGGACGCCCGCTCGTCGAATGCGACCAGATCGAAGCCGGCAAGGCCATCGTCGGAGACTTCCGCCAGATGGCGTTGCTCGACCGCAGCGGCCTGACCGTCGAGGCATTCAACCAGCACAAGGACTACGCCAGCCGCAACCTCACCTACGTGCGCGCCGAACTGCGCGCCGCACAGGTCATCTGGCGACCCGCCAACTTCGTCGTGCTGGAGGCCAAGTGATGAGCAGCCAAATCGCAATGCGGGTCATCAACGGTATCCGCTACCGCCCCGAAGACGCGCCACGCCACGCGGCCACCGAACCTCCCGCAATCGAGGTCCCTGTGGAAACCCCGCAACCCGAGCCCGAATCCGAAACCATCGAACCGGTGGCGGGCGTACTCACCGCAGACGAGGCCAAGGCCAACGCCAAAGCCACGAAGGCCACCAAAAAGGAGGCCTGAATGACAGCGGCACAATTCCGCACAGTCCAACAGCCGCTCGACCCGACCACCGCAGTCGGCGAAATCGCCCTGTTCGACGCGGACGGCAACCCCCTCGACCTCTCAGGCGGAGGCCAGAAAATCACCAGCGTCAAAGCCACCGCGCTCGCCGCCGGCACGGCTCCCACCGCGACACTCGCCAATGGGGTGTTGACCATCGGCATTCCGGCAGGAGCCAAAGGCGCTCCAGGTACGGCCGGAGTCGGCGTGAAATCCATCAGCCTGACCAAGGACACCGACGGCAACATCACTGGCGGCACCGTGACCAAGACCGACAACTCCACCACGGCCATCACCGTGACCACGGCCTGATTCGGAAGGAGCGTCCACCATGCCAATCCCAGACATCGTAGTGGACAACCCGACAGTCGATGCCCAATGGTGGATCAAGGCCGCGCAAGGCTCCATCCGTCGCTACTGCGGCTGGCACGTCACCCCCGAAATCGATGACACGCTCAAAGTCGATGCCTATGGCGGCAGCATCCTCACGCTGCCCACCAAACACGTCAACTCCATCACGAGCGTCCTCGTGGACGGGCGCGAGCTCTCCGATCAGATTGATTGGAGCGTGGCCGGTACGATCCAGCTGAGGTCGGGCTCGTGGCCAGACCGCCCAGGTAGCGTCACCGTGAAGCTCAACCACGGGTATCCGCGCGACGAGGTGCCGGAAATCGCCGAACTGCTGCGCACCCTCGCCAAGAGGGCGCGCAGCCAGCCGGGCATCTCCAGCCAATCAGTCAACGGGGCATCCGTCAGCTATCTCACCTACGGGGGCACCACGCTCGGCGTGCAGCTCCTGCAAATCGAGAAGGACATGCTCGAACCCTACCGACTGAACTGGGGGCCACGATGAATTTCGAAGACAGCGTGCTCGGCATGGAGACCGGTCTCGGCATGAGCAGCCTCACTCCGATGATTCGACAACGTGCCAAACCGGTCATCGGCGACGGCAACCTCGTCTACGACGAGGACTGGTCGGATCCCGAAATCCTCCGATTCGAGGGATATCTGTACAGCCGGTCCAGCGTAGACTCCGCAGCCAGCGAGCCACGTGACCAGGGCACTGTCAGTGACAAGCAGCTCATCGTGCCGAATCATGCCATCGACATCAAGGTCCATGACCGCATCATCATCAACGGCGACACCTGGCGGGTGACCGGAATGCCGGCCGCCGACCAGAACCCGTTCACCGGTTGGCGGCCGACACTGGTCGCCGACCTCGAACAAGTGACAGGAGGCGGCTGATGGCCAAGATGGGCGACATCGACATGCACTTCAACCAGGCGTACTTCGACACGATCCTCAAGGAGCCCGGAGTCGACGGGCTCTGCGAGGAAAAGGCGAAACAGGCTTTGCAAATCGCCTCCGCCACGGCGCCCGTGGTCACCGGAAACTACCGTGACAGTCTCTACGTGGAACATGTCGAATTCAAGCATCGCAACGCCTGGCAGGTGGTCAGTAGCGAAGAGGACTATGCGATGGCCGTCGAAGCCAAACACCATACATTGGCCAACGCGATGAGGCGGGTGAAATGACAGCCATCGTACTGCCGGCCGACCTCAAACGGTGGGCCGTGAAGCATCTGCGCGAACAGCTCGGAAAAATGGGTCACGACGTGTCGATCGACACCAAGACGCCGAAAACCATGTCCTACCCGCTTACCAAGCCGCTCATCACGGTCGGCGAGCTCACTCCCACGAAATACGACCACGTGCAATGGGATCAGGAACTCGCCATCAACATCCGCGCCGGAACCCGCCAAAACGATAAAGTCTGCGACGACCTCTCACGCCTGATCGCGGGCATCCTCACGGATCCGACGATCAGTCAGGCCGAAGACAGTCCCATAACCAGCATCGAAGCGTGCAACGGCCCATATCCGATAGACGATTCCGCCGACGTGGCCCACTCGTATCTCACCGTCGAATACCACTGCGTCGGCGAAATACGCCAATAATCAACCTTCCAACTCAGAAAGGAAAACATCATGACAGCAGATGCCGAAGGCAACGACCTCGAAAAGGTCTTTATCCCGGTAACCGGCTTCCTCGCGGTCCAGCTCACCGGCGAACCCACATGGGTGGCCCCCACGGAAGGCTCCGCCACACCGCTCGTGCTCCCCGAAGGCTACGTCAAGGTCGGCCTGTTCAAGCAGGACGGCGGCCCGCAGGACGGCGGCGACAAGGAAGACGACCTCGAATTCTTCCAGGAAGGCTACAAACTCGGAGGATCCAAGAGCCGCACCCTGCAGGTCACGCTCGCCGAATTCAACGACATCGTCCGCCAGCTCACCACCGGCAAGACCCCCGACACCAACGGCATGATCGTCGTCGACGGCGACAACGACGCGACGTTCCCCATGTTCGAGGTGCTGAAGGGCAAGAACGGCATGAGCCTGCGCCGCAACGGCCTCGGCCGAATCCAGACCGTCGAACCCGACCAGAGCACACGAGGCGAAACAAGCGGCAACGCCGTCACCTTCGACTGGATCCGCAACGACGAATGGGGCGGATTCTACCGCGAATGGCTCGTGGCCCCGAACACCCCAAAAGGCTGACGTCGGTGGCGGTCACCTCTGAAACTGGAGGAACGCTGCCGACGAACCTCAAAGCCGGTGCCACGCTCAAACTCGGAGCCAAAGCCACCTACACGGACGGCACCAACGGCATGGTCACCACCCAGGCGACATTCACATCACTGGACAAGACCATCGCCACGGTCAGCGGCAGCACGCTCACCCTCATCAAGGCGGGCACAGCCAAAGTCACCG